TACATTGAATTTAGTAGCAGTTGCGCCCGGGCCGGGCCTTCGAGGAGATAAACTGGACACATCTCCAGATCTCAACTTCAAAATGTTCCGTGCAGAGAATGGCTACGTGATGGAAGTACGGCAACACGATCGGAAAACAGATCGGCAGACTGTTAACTTGCATGTCATCACTGAAGAACAGGATCTAGGCACTGCTATCGGTCATATTCTCACCTTAGAAAGCCTAAGGACCTGATAAACTGAACTTAACAAACAAAAGGATATTATTATGATTACACAAGAACTTGAAACATTGCTAGAACGCAACATGATCCGACAGGCTGATGTCTTGGTAGATAAATTGCGTGCTTTAGACATGAACGACGCTAAATTAAAAGAAGTCCAGCGTCAAATACACGACAAAATCACTATAGAGGCCATGCCTGGTCCTACATATCTAGAATGGTTGGTATGGTTGCACGAAACACTGCACCCGCGATCATACATGGAGATTGGTGTAGAAACCGGACAGAGTTTACAGTTTGCACGAGCCGGCACTTTTGCCATTGGCGTTGATCCCGAACCTCGTATCGTGCATGGTACCAACACCTGGTGCAGAATTTTTAAGACCACCAGCGATGACTTTTTTGCAAAACACGATCTACGAAACATCTTTGACAACGGACAAGTGGATCTAGCATTTATTGATGGATTGCATCATTATGATCAGGTGCTGAGAGATTTTATCAACGTTGAAAAAGCCTGTGACAAAAATAGTATCGTGCTGTTCCATGATGTGGCTCCTGCTGTTGCTGCCACCGCAACACGTGAATGGAATACCACATACTGGGCAGGTGACACTTGGAAAATAATGACTATCCTCGAACGCTACAGGCCAGATCTAAAAATCATGACCATTCCTGCATATCCAACAGGACTGGGCTTGGTTACAAATCTAGATTCCACATCCACTGTGTTAGAAAACAACTTTGATAAGATTGTAAATGAAATGAAACCCTTTGATTTCTCGCAGTATAACCAGGTCAACACGATCACCAACAGTTTTGATGTTTTACGCAACAAACTAGGACTGTGATGAAAAAAGAAGAATACGATCGATCTACGTTCTGGGTGGGTACTGAAATTGAAAAGACCCCGGCACACGGCAAGAAAACACTGTTCGTGGTAGGAATACAAGATCCGGTAATGCTGCTGCATATAGCACAACGATACAACTGTGATCATATCTATTTTGGTGCCAATCAGACCTTTCCCAGACTGAATGTCAATGATGCCGATGGATGGCGGCCATGGGAACACATGATTAAAACATGCCTCGATGCAGGCATGTGGTGCACCCTGGACTTTGATGTCAGCTGTGTGGAAGGAGTTGTCGAAGGCGGATTCGATGAATACCATCGGTTTATTGCTTCTATCAGCGTGAAGATTCCATATATCAGATTACTCAACTACAACGCGACTGTAAAGATCGATGACAAACAGTTCGAAGGTCCCAACTCTGGTATATGGTGTCATCGCATACACTATCTACAGGATACCACTGTGTTCACAGGTTGGGACGAATATTCGGTAGATGAAGTCATCACACCACATAAGGACTAGCCGCATGAACTGCGATATCTGCGGAAAAGCATATGACCCAGCATGTGATTATCGCCAGGGCCGTTGTCCGTTACACCCGCCTGCGTGGAACTTTACTCCATATCACTTTCGTTACTTAACTTTAATCAACACAATCAAAGGATGGTTCCGTCGATGACTACCCAAACAGATAGAACACAAACAGATATCAATTCAGAAGTAGCAGATCGCATGATCTGGATCACTTTCCAAAAAGAAGGTGTGCATAAATATCCAGCAGCCTTAGAGGATCCTAAACTTGCGGACGTTAGCTTTCTTGGTTATCCCCATCGTCATATTTTCCACTTCAGGGTGTCAATCTCTGTGTTCCATAATGATCGGGACATCGAGTTCATCCAATTCAAGCGATGGTGTGAAGGCCTGTATAATAATTCGAACGCAGTTCTAGAGCTGGACTATAAGTCATGCGAGATGATCGCAGACGACTTGTATCGCCAGATCAACTTGCGTTACCCCGGCAGACATGTTATTATCTCAGTGAGTGAAGACGGAGAAAACGGTTGCGAAATCATTTATCGTGATCCCCGCACTCCAGAAAAAACCTTTTATCATCCAGTTTAATAGGAGACAATGATGGCACAACCCAAGTGGCTAGCAAAGTATCTAACCATGAAAAACGAAGTCAACACTATTTTTGACGACCTTGACCAATATAGAGATTTCTGCCGTAGCCACGGTCGCATCTTTAACGAGGCTGCACTCTACAACGAGAGAGACAGAGATTTCGGCGATTTCCTCAAGTTCAAAGATCGTGGATATGCTAGGAATCAATGGAACTGGGTCAACAAGGATCCAAATGAACAGCGCAAGCCTTCGAACAAAGATCATCGTGGGCCGCGCGGATACAACAACTATCGTTCGGGCGGGCACAATCGCAATGCGTAAATTATACTACATGGGCCTGGAGAGCTACAAGGCTCGTTACACCCTACAGCTAACTGAATGGAATCGCCGCGTGTTTGATCGTCGTGGTCTGGATGTCAGCTATGTGCCAGGGTTGACCTTGGACAATGGACAAAAAATCGTGACAGGTCAGGTGTTGGACGCACATGGCCGATCATACTTTGGCATGAGCCAGCTGATGAATCTAGTGCGACTGATGCAACAAGGAGAAGTCACCCGTGAAGATGTTATCTACTTTGAAGACATGTTTCAACCCGGTATCGAGAGCCTACCTTACATTCTCAATCAAGTGCCTGATTCTCTCCGTCCTAGGATTTTTGTCCGTTGTCTTGCTCAAGCCATTGATCCTGATGACTTTGTACATGTATGGGGCATGTCGAAATGGATGGGCCTCTACGAAAAGATGGTTTGCGAACTAGTGCGCGATTCAGGAGGTGCAGTGTTGGCCACGAATGAAGAAATGGTCATGCACATGAAAGTGGCTGGTTGGGACTGTCCTATCTACAACATATCCGGCCTGGCCTTTGGCAAAGAAGAAGTGCGCGAACGTGTGCCTGGAGAACTCAAACCTTTCTTGGAAAGAGCCGTACGGGTGGGATTTGCAGCTCGTTGGGACCAAGAGAAACAGCCTAATTTTTACATGGACTTGATTGAACTGTACAATCAACGCAATCCTGGCAATCAAGTGGAGTTTTGTGTATTCTCTGGTGCGCCATTGCGTAGCAATAACGACAGCTACATGGCTCGCACACGACAGATGCAGGCCGACGGTCGATTGAAAATTCACCAGGACTTGGAAAAAAATGTGTACTATTCTCTGCTCAATGATACTCGAGTGCTGTTCAATTGCGCCCTCCAAGATTGGGTTTCCAACACAGTATCTGAAGCAGATACTCTTGGGTGTAATGTTCTATACCCTGCTTATCGTAGTTTTCCCGAGACTTTTGCTAATGACCATACAAGACTATATGTTCCTTGGTCATTGAAAGACGCTTGTGAAAAACTGGAAAAACTCTTGTACATGGAGAGTCTAAGGATGGGACAAATTTCAGATTGGACCAACGGCACAGTGGATCGTATTGTTGACATCCTAGAAGGCCATGGAGAGCAATGGCTACGCATGGGTACTGATTATCGTCAGCATACCCACGAAAGCAAGTTCTAATGAACTTGTTCTGGGCTATTTTATTGCTGGTGCTGGCAGGCGCGATACTCTGGATCATGATCGCTGCACAAGATATATTCCGCGAGCAGGAACGGGAAAAAGACGATCATGACGTTTAAGCTGTGGAAAGAAATGGTTCAACAGCATCCATCGGTCATATCAGATTATCAAGCAGAAACCATGTATCATATGGCAGCGGCCGCCTGGGGCGAAGGCCAAACCTGGACCATGAGATCCGGAGGACGAGATATAGATTTGACAAAATTGTTTGAACAGTATAGAATGTTACAGGTACTCAAAGAAAAGGAACCAAATCATCATGGCCATATCAACAGCGAAGACTGCTGAAGTCAACAATCCTGAACACGAACAACTGATCGAGATGCTCAAATTTACACCTCGCACCTACAAGGTACGTCTTTGGGGCTATGGTGGTGAACATGTGATGGGCACCGTGGATCGCAAGATCTACGACTATTTCCGACAGCGCCGACTCAGCGTTCCCGAGTTTGCCTGGGACGACGATTATGTGGATCAAAATAACATACCGGAAGACATGTGGCCGTTCACTCCCGGCTGCTGGCACGACTGTGACAACATCGGTCATGTGTGGGGTGTGGATCGCAGCTCTGGAACCTTGCAGATCGAGGATGAAAAAGGTGATGTGGTCTATGAAAGAGAGATAGACGAGCTAGATGGTTGCGATGTGGGTCTTTCCACCGAGGACGAAGTATGGATCGATAGCCAAGCACCCGGCACCGTGGTATTTTATGGATACAGCAGTGACAAAGGCACTTTTTTTGAAGCAGAATTCGAGCTGCGGCAACCGTTCGATCCCGAGCGATTGGTGTTGAAAATCTCCGATTTTGACGCCAACGAAATAATAACGGGCGTGGAATATGATGGTGAAGAGCTTGTAAATGATGGTGGTGACACCAACGGCAAGAGCTCAGACTATGCGTTCTACGTGGCGGGCACCAATCGAGGTTCTGGATACGAGCGATATCAAGATCATGATGACATCAAATATGGATTGACTGATTGGTTTCCAGCTCGGACTCGTCCCTTGCGGAAAGGAAGATACAATATCAAGACCAAGGACGGATATAAGTACCGTGCAACATGGAATGGAAAAAACTGGCAGAACGAATGGAGTGATCAACCGATCAAAGTCAAAGAGTGGCAAGGCATAGCATATGATCCAGACAATCACTTTTTACGACTTGAGTTAGAAAAAATAGAAGTTCCTGTTCTAGAAGGCGAAGAAACTTGGGCCAGTCGCGAGATAGACACAGAATCAAACACAGTGCTATGTGATTATTGCGGCTGGTCGGGTCCGTACAATGAAACTAACGATTGGGACGGCCAGGTCTGCTGTCCCAGATGTGGCGAACCTGTAAATTTTGAACGTTGAGGAGATAGATATGAGTTGGCTGTTGATACCCTTAATTGGCTTCGGTGGTGCTGTCGCTGTAGCGTTTTTTACAGATTGGTTAGAAAGGAGATAACATCATGGCTGTTTGGACTGTACGCCCATACTACAAAAAATCCGTGGAAGAACACGAACACTTTATAAAAGACGGTAAGGAAATCACCCGAAAAACCGGGTGGCGGTCAGGGTCGTGGACTGTGACCACTTTAGACGACGATACCCCCCAATTTGAATTTGATTTTGTTCCTGGTGGTGATGAGAGGAAAGACAGCGTAGATATGAACAACTGCTATGTGAACAACATCGAAGAAGTTGAGTTCATTGAGACGTTTGATGGCTGCTGGGAAGACATAGTGTTTCCCGACGATATGGACGAAGAAGAAAAAGAACGTCTCATGGCAGTGATCGACGAAGAAGGATTTTATGCGCTAGAAGATCAAGAAGATTGGTACTCTAGTGACACAGAGTGCTGGATCTGGGGACCTATAGAGATAGTAGATGAAGATGGTAATACCGCCCGCATCATCGTTGCAGACAAGGACGGTAACATCAGTGATTTCAAAGATGACTAAAATATTTGTAACAGGAGCCACGGGCTATATTGGTAGTCACGTGTGCAAACAGCTAAAAGAAGATGGCTATGAAGTGATAGGACTGGATCGTGTGGCGCGGAGACATACTCTCAAGCACATGGATCATTTCGTTGAAGCCGATTACCACAGTCCCAGCTGTCTCGATGCCTTGGCCGATCACGAGCCTCATGCAGTGGTGCATTTGGCAGGTACTAGCTTGGTCGGGCCCAGCATGAGCGATCCGGCTGAATACTACACCAATAATGTTGCCAAAACAGCAGCATTCTTGAGCTCACTGCGCTGGCTAGAGCACATACCTCCCGTGGTTTTTTCTAGTAGTGCCGCGGTATACGGGGCGCCGGATCCGGGGGACTTGATACACGAAAATCAACCGTACAATCCTTTGAGTCCATATGGACAGAGCAAGGCCATGATAGAGATCATGTTGACCGATTTCAATCGTGCCTACGGTATGAAGAGCGCCAGCCTGCGCTATTTTAATGCCTGCGGCGCCGATGCGTCTGGAGATCTAGGCCAGGCACCGGATGCCACGCATCTTGTAGCCAGGCTGTTAGAAAGCGTGAGAGATGACAAGGATTTTGTTCTTTACGGTAATGATTATCGTACACCAGACGGAACTTGCATACGCGATTATGTTCACGTGACTGATCTGGCGCAAGCTCATAGTCTTGCAGTAAGTTATCTTCTTAGCGACATGCAGGAATGCATCGCGCTCAACCTAGGATCTGGACAAGGCTACAGCAATCTAGAGATCATTGATGCTGTGTGCCAACATGTGGGCCCGGTAAAAGTCAATCAAGGTGTCCGCAGAGCCGGAGACCCAGATCGTCTTGTTGCTAGCAATCTATTGGCCATGACCACGTTGGGTTGGCTCCCCAGACACAGCGATCTAGAAACCATCGTTAAAAGCGCATGGAAGTGGTATAATAACCCATCGAATCTTGTTGACACTGAGCCTAAATAACTCTATAATTAACAATCCGGCGCCCGACGCCTTGACTCGGAGAACACATGACAGACAAAAATCAAACAGGCCTAGACGCTATGGCAGGCGATGGAGGATATAAAGAAGCATATCTTGGAGATCACTTGCGTTTCAAAATGAAACGTGATGGAAAAAGATTCTGGGCTGGCGATAATATTAGTGATTATCTTCACGAGGGAGATAAAGAAAAACTTATCGACGAAGCTACTGAAGCATTCGAACTGGTTCTGGATCGGCTGCTAATCGACAGAGAAACAGATCCCAACAGCCAGGGCACAGCACGGCGATTGGCCAAGATGTATTATAACGAGATAATGGGAGGTAGATATGATCCAGCACCCGACTGTACAGCGTTCCCTAACGAGGGCGAGGAACGCTATGGAGGCATGCTTGTGGTTCGTAGTGAAATTCGTAGTATGTGTTCTCATCATCACCAACCCGTTGCTGGCGTTGCTTATATTGGCATTCTTGCTGCAGAAAAGCTGATAGGACTCAGCAAGTACACACGCATCGCACAGTGGTGCAGCCGCAGAGGTACACTACAGGAAGAGCTCTGCAACGACATCGCCCGCGAGATAATGAAGGTTACAGAAAGCCAGGATGTGGGGGTATACATCCAGGCACAACATGGTTGCTGTGAGAATCGCGGCATCATGGCCCATAGTTCTCTGACACAAACCACTGTGCTCACTGGTGTGTTCAAAACTGACCCAGGCGTGAAAAAAGAGTTTTTTGACAATATCAAACTGCAACAAGACTTTGCACCGAGGTAATCATGGAAATACAATCCCAAGGAGATTACGAATGAGACAACAACTGGTAAAAACACTGGCAGCGCATTTTTCTAGCCACATTGTCAAACACAAAATGAATGTAGAGATCATGCTGGCTAACCCCATGGCCATCCATGAGCACACCGACTGGATGGCAGCAGCTGAAGCAGAGATCGCACAGATCGCTGAATACGAAGATCGTTTGGCAGCTCTTAACAAATATTTTGGAGAGTGACATGGCACACCGAGAAAAAGATTCTGCAGATTTCAATCTGGAAGCCTTCGTCGAGTTGTTCGACGAAGCACTCACCAGCGATGATCCCGGCGTGCAGAAAACACTACAACATCTCATGACGATCTGTGCCCTGGCTCGCAATCACGACGGGCACGGTGAGCGCATAGGTCCCTTGCGCCGATTGTTTGAAGACATGAACAATATCAATCGGAGGTTGGAAAAACTTGAGCTTGCTAACCCTTTGCCAGCAGGTCCATACACTTGGCCACCCGGAACAATTTGGGGCGCCACCTCTGGTACCGGTATGAAACTTGCAGATACCTTGCCGGTATCTGCTGTTAGTGATGTTATCGCCGAGCGAGCAGAGCATTTGTTAAGCTCGCACAGTTACAAAGGATCTTCGGTGGGCACAGATGCTGTGGTCCGGGAAACAATAAAATGATCTTCTATGCAATTGGAGTTGTCTTGGCTATAGCGTCCTTGGCTACCGGTAGTATAGGGGCACTGATACTGGGCCTGGCAGCGGTTGCTGTAGGCGTCTTGAAAGAACGCGATGACATTTTTTGAACCCTTGCGAGATGATCTCATGGTACAGCAGCAGATCCGAACACCATGGGAACACATGGTAGGTGTGATCATGTTGAACCAGACTGGCAGGAAACCAGTAAAGCACTGCTTGCCGGAATTCCTATATTGGTTTCCTACGCCACATGCCTTGATCGCAGCCGATGAGGACTTTGTCAAAAGCATCATCAAGCCCTTGGGCATGGTCAATGTGCGCTACAAACGTCTACGGCAAATGAGTTTGGACTATCTGACTTGGGACGGCAAAGATGCTACAATGCTGTATGGTATCGGCAAATATGGTTCCGATTCGTATGAGATTTTCTTCAAACAGAACTATTCAGTTGAGCCTACAGACAAAGAACTGAAACGTTATCTAGCAGAGGAGGCATTTGATGTTGCTTAGATTGTTAGAAAGATTCGGCCGACGACGTATCATCATGGATCGCACCTGCAATCAACCCTACCTAGAACGCTACTATCTGTTTCTTAAAGATCGAGATCGTTTTCCTTTTAACCTGTTCCTGCATAAATTCTTAAAAGGCGATCCCGATGATGTGCATGATCATCCGTGGCCTTACGCTACACTGATACTACGAGGAGGTTATTATGAATGGATTCCACAGTTTGATGCTCAAGGGAGAAAGTTTGGCGAGGTTCGTAAATGGCGTGGGCCCGGACACTTCCGTATCTGCAGCCCTAATAGTTTTCATCGTATTGAACTCAAACCTGGGGTAACAGCTTGGACCTTGTTTATGCCTGGTCCACATCGCAGAGAGTGGGGATTCCTCACTGGTAACGATCCAATTAATGATTGGGAACATAATGAAAATTATCTCGCCCGGCGTAGTAGCACTAAAACAGTTTAAGGTCTATATATGAGCAAACTCTATCTTAATGACAAACACATCAGGTCTTACGTACACAGCATGGTGCGAGAAATGGCAGCACAGAATTGGCGTCCTGACTATATCGTAGGAATCACCCGAGGTGGGTTGATTCCTGCCGTACTGTTAAGTCATTATCTAGATGTACCCATGCACACGCTCAAGGTCAGCCTACGCGACGACGATGGCCCTGAAAGCAACCTATGGATGGCTGAAGATGCGTTCGCGGGTAAAAATATACTGATCGTGGACGATATCAACGATGCCGGATCCACCCTCAATTGGATCAAACAAGACTGGCCCAGCGGTCGTTTGCCTAATGACGACAAATGGAGCAGCATCTGGAATCACAATGTGCGGTTCGCTGTCATGATTAACAATGCTGCCAGTCAGTTCCGAGATGTTGATTACTTTGGTATGGAGATCAACAAACATGAAACACCGTGCTGGGTGGTATTTCCTTGGGAGAATTGGTGGGAGTGCTAGTAAGAGAGTTCTGTAATCACATCATCGACTGCGAATGGTTGGAAGAGCAGCCTGATAGTGCAGTCATGCGCATGTGGGCCGTAGATCGAGAGCTTGTCATGCGAGAAGACAATTTTCGTGTGGTATGTGGTTGGTTCACTTGGTTGTGCATGGACATGAGCATGGGCAGATTCTTGACCAAGCAAGGGTTGAATGGAATGACCATCACTAGCCAGATTGATTTCCATGCCATATATAGAACCCCTGAAGTGGTAGTGAAAACCAAGTTAGTCGACAACGACAAAGATAATTACACAATGTCAAAAGAAATATATGCCGGATCCAGATTAGTAGCATCTGGTAGATTTGTTTTCAAAGTAAAGGAACGAAATGATAGACGGTAAACGAGTTGGTTTTACTGCCAGTACATTTGATCTCCTGCATGCCGGACACGTGGCCATGCTGAGAGAATCTAAAGAACGCTGTGAATATCTCATCTGCGCACTACAAAATGATCCAACCTTGGATCGTCCCGCAAAAAATCGTCCGGTGCAAAGCATCGTGGAGCGACAGCTACAGCTGATTGGATGCAAGTATGTGGATGAAGTATGGGTTTACAACACTGAGAAAGATCTTGAAGATCTTCTGCTCACACTGCCCATCGATGTTCGCATCCTGGGTGTAGAATATGAAGGCAAGGAATTTACTGGTCGTGAAATCTGCCACAAGCGCGGCATCGAGTTGTTCTTTAATGGCAGAGATCATTCATTCAGTTCCAGCGAGCTGAGGCAGCGTGTGGCACACGCCGAAGACGTCAGGCGCAAGCTGGAACAACACAGGCCTGTGGGATCAGATGACTCAACTAGTCCTAGCCAAAAATAAATATTTTTGTAAACTCCGGTTTCCGAGTTGATCCAGCGGTCTTAGGACATTCACCCCGCTATAGAAATTCTGCATGTCATTGCTAAATCTCAGGAGATAACAATGGCAAATCAACCTCGTGTGTACAAGTACACATCAACCAAGGAATATCACGACGCATTTCCCTGTGCCTATCGACAGTGGCGTGCCGACTCACACTGTAACCTCATACACGGCTATTCGTTCAGCATGAAGTTCTACTTTGGCACAGACGACTTAGATGTGCGCAACTGGGCGGCCGACTACGGCGGACTCAAAGAACTCAAGAAGATCCTAGAAGATCAGTTCGATCATACCTTGATCGTGGCTGAAGATGATCCAGAAATGGAAACGTTCCGTATGTTACAAGCAAAGAACATGGCCAAGATAGTGGTGTTGCCACGATTGGGTTGCGAAGGTCTCAGCGACATGCTGTACAAGTATGTGAATGGTGTTTACATTCCCGAAATGTGGGGTCCAGGCGAAGCTGAAAGGCTCTGGTGCTATCGAGTAGAAGTACGCGAAACACAGGCCAATATGGCTTTCCGGGAAGGCCATAGAGAATGGAATGAAGATCTTTTTTCTTGACCACAGTGCATTTTTGTAGTAAACTACAGTTCAATCAACTCTACGGAGATTTCAATGGCACGTCGTTTCAGTACTAAAACCTATGGTAATGATCGAGGTCTCAGCACCTGTTTTCGGCAATGGCGAGCCACTCACAGCCATTGCAGCCTGCTCCACGGGTATAGCCTGGGCTTTCGTTTTACATTCGAAGCCGACGAGTTAGATGACAAAAATTGGGTGCAGGACTTTGGTGGCCTAGACGAAGTTAAACAATTTCTCGAGCACACCTTTGATCACACTATGGTCGTAGCCCAAGATGATCCATTGCTGGAACAATTCCAGGCAATGGCCGGGTGGAGCGCCAATCCAGCCTTGCATGGCAATCCAGATGATGTTCAAGCGCACCCGGTTGGATCGCAGGGTGCGATCAAACTGATAGTGCTGCCGGCCGTGGGCTGTGAAGCCTTTGCCGAACATGTGTATCACTGGGTGGAAAACTGGTTAAAGAATGATCCAACTAATGTATATAAAAACCTGTTGGGCGATGAACATCAGCGAGTTAAACTGTTTTGTGTAGAAGTTTTTGAACATGCTGGAAACAGCGCCACTTACGAAGGATAACTGCATGCGTAACGAAACAATAATAGATAATATCCCATATGAAAAAACCGACGCAGGTTCGTTAGCTCCATGGGACAACAGCGTGAAGCAAGATTTCCATGTGGCAGTTTATCTGGATCGATATCCCTGCACTGACGGGCACTTGCTATTTGTTCCGCAGTACAACAGCAAACATGTTCTAGTAGATGCATTTGCAGATGCATTTAATCATGGTCAACAAAAAGTCATGGAAGGTGAATGGGATGGTTTCAACATCGGACTTAATTATGGCGAAGCTGCAGGACAAACTGTGCCTTGGCCTCATATCCATCTTATACCCCGTAGAAAAGGCGATGTATCGGACCCGGTGGGCGGCGTTAGGAACACGATTCCGGGCAAGGGCAACTATAGAACAGCACCATCGGGAACGTGGAGCAATCCGCGAGAAATTCTAGCGCCCGACAGTGAAGGCGGAGAAATAGACTGATGATCATAGTTACAGGTGATCGCGGCTTTATTGGCAGCGAGCTCAAAGAACAATTACAAGCTCAAGGCTATCGTGTGCATGGCATAGATTGGCAGACCCGGGGTCATACCTGGACCGCAGACGAACCTATTGAATGGATCTTCCACATGGGCGCCATCAGCGAGACCAGTGCAGCTAACTGGCAAGAACTGGTTGCCAAAAACATAGACGACACACAGGCCTGGATACGTTTCGCACAAAATCACGGCTGCGGCATAACCTATGCCTCCAGCGCCAGCATTTATGGCACATGGGTGAACAGCCCCGAATGGGGACCGGTACAACCACAGCATCTTTACGGAGTAAGCAAACTGGCTATTGACAATTGGTGTGCGGAACAGAATTTTACCGTGCCTGTGCAGGGTGTACGGTTTTTCAATGTGTACGGTCGCAACGAAGGACACAAACAACAACCCAGTCCTGTTCGTCGTTACATAGAGCAAGCTGCAACACAGCGGCGCCTAACTGTTTGGCATCACAATGGACGCTTGGGATCTAGAGATTTTATCAGCGTTGATGACTGTATACAGGGCATGCTAAAGCTCAAACAAGCCAAGGTAAGTGGAGTGTTCAATCTAGGTACCGGAATCCAGCTTACGTTTGAAGATATCGCTCGCATGATACAACAGCGACTTGGTGTGGAGAGTGTGCAGGTATGCATCACGCCTATGCCAGAACAAATGATAGCAAAATATCAGTGGGAGAGTCGCGCTGATCTAAATAAGTTATTATCCGTGATTCCAGACTGGTCTCCCAAGACTGTGGAACAGTGGTTAGACGAAAACTTCCATTCTTTATACGACAAAATATCAAAGGAATTAAACAAATGAGCAAAATCAAAATCAGTGAAATATTCTATAGCCTGCAGGGCGAAGGTCGTTATGTTGGTGTGCCTAGCGTGTTCTTACGCACGTTTGGTTGCAACTTTACATGCAGTGGATTTGGCATGCCGCATGGAGAAATTAGTATAGAGCGTGATGCCGTAGACCCCAGCAAGTATAAAACATTTAACAGCTTGCCCCTTGTGCATACAGGTTGCGATAGCTATGCCAGCTGGGATCCACGATTCAAAGATCTCAGTCCAGTGCTAGAAACCGACGCCGTTGTTGAGAGAATGTTGGAACTAACACCAAACAATCGTTGGCATCAGTGGTATTCAGGCAATCCTGTACATCTGGTGATCACAGGCGGTGAGCCACTGCTGGGTTGGCAACGTGCATACCCAGACCTATTAGAACATCCTAGAATGATCGATCTAGATTATATTACTTTTGAAACAAATGGAACACAACATCTTGACGAAGAGTTCAAAGCATATATCGAGCAATGGCATACTGCTTGGCGTGGTACCACCGAAGACGATCACCAACAATACATTGGTCGTTGGAGAGAGATGCAATTTTCTGTTAGTCCTAAGCTAAGTGGTAGTGGTGAAAAATGGCAGGATGCTATCAAACCAGAAATTATCACTGAGTATCAGCAGTTTGGAGTGACATACTTAAAATTTGTTGTAGGCACACATGACGCAATGATAGAAGTTGAGCGAGCTGTAAATGAGTACCGTAATGCTGGGTTTATGGGACAAGTTTATATTATGCCAGTTGGCGGCACTACCGAGTTATACGATGTTAATAAAAAAGACATTGCCGAAATTGCATTGAATCTAGGCTATAATTACAGCCCACGTCTGCATGTAGACTTGTGGGGCAATGGCTGGGGCAAATGATGGCGATTAAAAAGGCATCGTCTAAAAAGACAGCAGTCAAGCGAGCGCCTGCCAAGAAACCTGTGATCAAAAAGTCACCGGCTAAAAAGTCCGCCGCAGAATCAAAAAAACTCACGTCTAAACTTCGGGTGGGCGCCAGTGCTAAAGATGCGGCTACCAAACGAGGCGAGCCATATGTCAGTGTGCTCAATGTCGAGCTAGACCCGGACAATCCTGGCAACGGTGCTTTTGAATTGGATTGGAACGAGATCTTCGTGGCCCGGCTGATCAAGGCCGGATATGAAGGCAAAGACGATGCACAGATAGTGGACCGCTGGTTTCAAACCATTTGCCGTAACGTGATCATGGAAAACTACGAACAATGGGAAGCAAATCAGCCCAGAGAAGATAGACTGACTTTGAATCGCAGAGATTTGGGCGATGGCCGCACTGAGGTGTCCTAAAAACGGATAGATATCGATTGACATGGAATAAATAAAGTGCTATTATTACTCCATGAACTACTTGATTGTCGATACCGCTAACACGTTCTTTCGTGCTCGCCATTCAGCGCATCGTGCCAGCACCTTGGAAGAAAAGGTAGGTTTTGCCATCCATGTCACTCTGGCCAGTATCTACAAGGCCTGGCGTGATCAAAAGGCCAATCATGTGGTAATCTGTTTGGAAGGTCGCTCGTGGCGCAAGGACTACTACGAACCCTACAAGAAGAATCGTGTTGTAGCTCGTGCAGCCCTGACTGATGCGGAACTGGAAGAAGATCAGGCCTTTTGGTCTGCTTTTGATGATCTCAAAACTTTCTTCTATGAAAAATCCAACTGCACAGTTCTGCGCCATGAGAATCTAGAAGCCGACGATCTCATAGCCGGCTGGATACAGAGCCATCCCCAAGACAATCATGTGATCGTTTCGTCGGACACAGACTACTATCAACTGTTGGCCACCAACGTGAAACAGTACAATGGTATCTCCGATGAACTGCACACCTTAGACGGCATCTTTGATCACAAAGGGCGGCGAGTGATCGACAAAAAAACCAAAGAGCCCAAGACTATACCTGATCCCAAATGGATCCTGTTTGAAAAATGCATGCGTGGAGATGTGAGCGACAACGTGTTTTCGGCCTTTCCTGGTGTTCGTTCGAAAGGCAGCAAGAACAAGGTAGGACTACAGGAAGCGTTCGCAGACATGGATCGTAAAGGATTCAATTGGAACAATCTCATGTTGCAACGCTGGACCGATCACAACGATAAAGAACATCGTGTGTTGGACGATTACGAGCGCAATCGCACTCTTATCGATCTCACAGCACAACCCGATCATGTCAAGCAGTGGATCGCAGAAACCATAGCTGCCAATGCAGTGACCAAAAGCACGCCGCAGATCGGTGTCAAGTTCATGAAGTTTTGCGGCCGGCATCAGCTGATCAAGATCGGTGAGCAAGCTGTGCCATACACTGAATTTTTATCAGCGGAGTATCCAGAATGAACAAACCTAAAATCGTTTTTGATCCTGCATTCTTCGAAACATTTGAAGGTTCGCAGGAAGAGTTGGATCAGGTGATGGATGAAATCATGGAGATGTTTGAAGGTAAAACAGCCGAGGAGATCCGGGCCATGAGCCAACCAGTGGATTGGGACGACCTGGAGCCCGAAATAGCAGAGAAACTTGTCAACGCACTAGACTCGAAAGGAAGGTACTTGCAATGATCACTATCAAAGAATGGATGGAACTGGTGGAATATCGCCTTACTGAAGGTGACAATTATCTGTGGCGATGCTTTGGCGATAACGCCTACAGCCTCAGTTCTTGGAACGGAGATCACGATGGCCACAGTTTCAACATCGTGTTTGATTCCAACACACAGGTGGTCTACACTGTTGAAGCCTGTGATTTCAAAAATCAGCGTGCCTATCGCATGATCAATCCCGATTACAAGGCAGCGCACGACGATGAAGCTCTCGATCGCAAGGTCGATCCCAAACAGGCCTGGGATGACGTTAGTTATGTGGACCTCGAAACCAACGATGACTTCATCCAAAAGGCCATGGCCATCCGCGCAGGTGAGGACTATGACACCCGAGTGGAAGTGCCCCTGGACTTGGATGAAACAGTGTTGTTCGAGCTAATGAAAGTAGCACATCAACAGGACATCACGCTGAATCAGCTGATAGAGCGCATCATTCGAGATGCCATAGATCAAGCGGAAATGCTAAATGACTGGACCGGTGTCGGTCCACTAGACAGCCAATACCCCGATGGTGATGGATATTGGGTCGAGGATGGCGATAAAAGCAAGAAAAAGAAAAAGAAAAAGAAAAATAATGACTAAACCGGCCTCAAGTCCTGATAGGTATACTTTCCAGCGCGACGCCTATATGCAACGCATGGAACAAGAAGGTCGTTTAGACGATCCTCACGTGCAACGCATGATCAAGTTTTACGAAGACTGGGGCAAACGAGCACAGGAACTGGAATCTGATCCAGACTGGAGACAAAACAAT